GCATGGATTGCCTAATGGTCGCGCCACCTGCCCAGTGGTGGTACAGCCAGGAGGGTCTGGCACTTCTTTAGATCTGAACTCTGCTTTGATTTCTTGCCCTTGGCCCATATTGGCCATACGTGGCCGTTTTGCTGTGTCCAGAGTTTAGGGCGTTGCCGGTTCTCCACCATCGGTGGAATACTCACAGCGGTTTTGCAGGTGATTGATTTCCCTCATAACGCAACTTTGCGGGATTTACTACAAAACTTTCGTAGTCCAGCCAGGCACAAAAAAAGAATGAACGGCTACGCTTCCAGTTCGTCCAAGTAGTCTTGCAGCTTATCGACGACAACCGAATCAAGCCGGCTGATTTCGTTCTGAGCTTTCACACATTGCCGCTTGATAGCTTCAATCATTTGCGCGCTCAGTTCTGGGTATTGGCGTTTGATGTTCAGCGGTAGGCTGTCCAAGATCCCGGCGGCGGCTCCGGCTACCGTAGACAGTGACAGCGTGATAATTTCAATGGGTGCTATACGTCCCTTGGCCAGTTCGTTCTTTAGCTCCTGGCCTTCGGCCTGGGCGCTGGTCAGCCGTAGGCGCTCCGCTTCGATGTCGCCATTGCTGCCGGTCGGGCCTGCTTTGCTCAGCCGATTTTCCAATACTGAATTCACATCGTAAAAAACCTGTTTACCGATTCTTGCCACCGGCTCAACTTCCCATCGTGCGAACGCGGAAACAGTCAGGTTAAGGCTCTTTGCCATCTGTTGTTGGTTCAGCCAATGGGGTTTTGGTTCGTCAATCATAGTACAACCGCCTTTTGAAATTTTCGTATGTAGCGAGAACTCGCGCTTCCACGCACCCGCCTGGGCCACCCCGTCCGGGAGTACCTTTTTTTAATGCTTCACCTGATCTCGCACGGCAAGCGCCGTTGCTTCTTTGTGGAAACAATCGCGCTCGGCTTCGGTTAGCTCGCCTTGCCAACACAGCAGCTCTGCAATCGTCAGGGCCATTACATACGACGCCTGCCCTGTTTCGCTTGCGGGTGCCTGCTCAAGTTGCTGGAGTGCCCAGCCTAGCGGGTGGTGGGTGTATCGGGCTTGTAGGTCGGTAGGTTTCATAGATCCCCCTGGGGGTAGGTAAGAGGCAGTTTTGTTGAGGGTGATCTGCCAACACCCGTCCCATGCCGTCAGCAGACGTTACCAGCGCCTACCAAGGGGCACATTGTCAGCGCCATGTGCCAGAGCGCATATCCCTACTGTGCCCGGAGGAGGGCAGCAGGGAGTATTCTGAGGTTAAGCGCTTTGCAGCTTCACCAGGCCGCGATAGTCCACCGGAACAGCGGCGAACTCCATACGGGCTTTAACTTGCATTCCGTCCACTTCCCAACCTTCGCGCATTTCGTAATAGGGGCGCGGGGTTCCGGCCAGGTAGCAGCGAGTGATGGTGTCCACCTGGCTGGGGCTGGCTGCCAAGTAACAATCTGTTTCGCTCACTTCATCCAAGCGTGAATCAACCACCAGAGTCAGGCCGCGAATAAATGCTGGGTTCACTGTGTCGTTGTTCTTGGATGGGTCAACGATTGAAGCCAGGAGCTGCTCGGCGCGGGTTTCCATTGCCGCCGGCACAATCAGGAAGCGGGGCGTAATATTAATCGGCGCGGCGCTGTTTAAGCCTCGCTGCCTACGCATCATTGCGCGCGGTTCTGCCAGTGATTCAACCGTTAAGCCGGTTACGCCTGTTACCAAGTTGCCATGGCTTGCATGAAACAGGGCCACGCCATCGTTCATGTTCGAGTTGGAGGTCAGTACCTGATAAACGAGATCCGACTCTTTGCGCTTGGCCGATTTGCCGAAAGCCTGCGGTAAGCGGGTGAACGCCTGCAAATCATCGTTAATCATGGCCTCGAGGGTCAGCGAGAACAGCTTGCCGTATTTCTCAATTCGGAAGGTCATGCCGCCATCTGAGAACGTGCCATATTTGTATTCGGCACCTTCGGCGATTTTGTCCAGGTCTGGCGCTTCGCTCAGTTGAACCAGGCTTTGGTCTTTAAAGTCGGGTACTTCAACTTCGCCGGTCCAGATCTCATGTGAGCCATATTCTTCTTCGTAGGCTTGGCGTAATGACTTGCCGGCGGTGTTGCCTAGCAGTTTCCCAAAATCGCTGGTTGAATGCGTAGCAGCGAAAGCGGTGTCCAGAATCTGGCGCTTGCTCATCAGGCTGGTTGATTTGCCGGTCAGGTTTAAATGTTTTTCAGCCATTGCCACCAGGTTCATTCCGGCTAGTTCCCGCGCTCCGGCTGATACGTTCTTCACGGCGATGTTGTTTCGCATCAGAATGGCGTCTGAAGCGTCGTTCATAAAGTTTTTGATGTGCTCGTTCTGATCCATTGCGAATACTCCAGAGGTTGGCTTGTGGTGCTTGCCCAGTTCGTGCATTAAGTGGGCGCGCACGGCTTCGGGTGTGGTTTTGCCGGAAGCCATCAGGCTTTGGGCGGTGACGTTTTCGGCGATGCGTTCGCCTTTGAACAAATCAACGATGTCCTGAATTTGTTGGAAGTTGGCGCGGGCCTGGTTGTGGATCTGGGCGATCCGCTCCGGCACCTGGTCAAAGGCCGATAGATCGGCAGAAGCGGCAACGGCCATTGCTTCGATGACTTCATCAACAAAACCCAGTTCCAGGGCTTCGGCAGCGGTGAGCCAGGTTTCAGCGGCCAGCATTTCGTTTATCTTGTCGTTAGCGATCCCGGTCTTTTTTGAGTAGGCGGCCGTTAAAATTGGTTGGAACTTGTCCAAAATTTCGCCGGTTTGGCGCATGGCGTCAGAGTCACCTACTGCACCTGTCCAGGGGCGGTGAATCATTAGGATTGCGTTGCCTGCCATTAGGGTTTTATTGCCGGCCATTGCCACAAACGAGGCAGAACTGGCGGCCAGGCCATCAATGTGAATCATCACGTTTGGCAGTTCGTTCAAAGCATTGTAAATCGCAATCGCGTGAGAAACGTCGCCGCCTTCGCTGTTAATGCGAACGTTCACGGTTTGGGCGGTGTCCAGGGTCTTGAGGGTGTCAATAAAGGCTTTAGCAGTAATGCCGCCTTCACCAATCGGGCCATAAATATAGATTTCATTTTGGGCCAATAGGGCTTTAATTTTTTGGGTCATGGATCTGGCTCCTGTGATGACTGGAACCATATTAAAATATTGGGTAGGTATCTGAAATACTGCGGGTTTTGTCGGAATAATCAGGCTATAAACAGCCGTCGCCGTTTATGATTTCTAGCGTTCTTTTCCAGCCTAGCGCCAGGTTAGAATCACCCACCTGGTTCATACAGATTTGTCGCAGCTTTGCCAGAACGACAACCGTTTCCCATTTCTTGAACGTGTGAAGATTTGGTATTGCCGTATTCATGGCGAAAGCAATCAACCTTGCTGTGCGTACCTTTCCATAATCGGCGGCCAAGTTGCCGGCGGCTTGCCTGATTAGCCGGTTGCGCTCCCCCCGACGCCATACCGCAGGGAGCCTGTCGTGTGCCTGGCCAGGGCCAACGGACAAACCGAGGGCATCATCCAGGTTTTTCTCATAACCGGCGCGGTAGCGTTGCAGGCCAGCCAGAAGCCAGCTTTTAACATCCTCCGGGATCTCCTTTTTTTGTTCCAGGCACTCCATAAAATTCAGCGTTGCATCAATCGGGGTCAGGTTCACGGCGCTTGCTCCTGTTTATCGTTTCGCGTTTGGTTCTATCGTCCCTTGCGTCCCTTGCGTCCCTTGCGTCCCTGTTGCCATCCCTAGCCAGTGTGCCCCGTGTGTACCTCGTGTGCCCCTGGTAGGTACACAGCTCTAGCTCTACTCTCCCAAGGGCTGGAGCCATTTTGTGTACCTTGTGTACCTTTTTCCCGATATGTGGAAAAGGGGGCGGTATTGGTTAAAAACTGTACAGGCTTAAAAGGAAAAGAGAAAAAAGGGGCACAAGGTACACAGTTCCTCTCTAGCCTTACTCTCCCAAGGGTTTGGGGTGTGTACCTAGTAGGGGCACAGTAGGTACACACTGGGGCACAGTTTGGCTTTGATCGCTTAACGGAAAAATCCGCTGATTGATCGGCTTTCCTTGGCCAAGGGTTCATCACATTGCCTTTAACGTTCCGTCAGGGTCTCGCCGTAATGCCTGGTTGGCGCTCATTTCGTCAATTCTGGCCTTGGCCCTCTTATAAGCGTCTTTTCCTAGGCTTCGGAACGGGTGGCGCTTTCTGGCGGCTTGCGCCAATGCTCTCGGCGTATAAGCCCGGCGCGTAATCAGATCCATAATGGAATCAATCTCCGCTACTTCGCCGGTTTCTCCGCTGTCGTGCAGCAGGTCGCCTAAATGGCTGGCCAGTACCCTTACAAATTCGAGGGCAGCGTTTACCGTTTCGGTGGGTATGATTTCGGGCACGGCCTTGTTCATGCCTAGCCAGTCGATAACGTGCAGAACGGTTGCCACTTTAAGGGTGTGTGTCTCGATCTTGCCAAGCCAGCCGACTTGCACCAGTTCGCCCTCGTTGTTTAGCCTGCCCAGCTCCGGCTCTAGGCGGCGGCGTTCGTCCATTAAACACTGATAGCCCTCCGGGCTTAATGTCAGTTGGTGCAAACACTCCGGGTCTTGCGGCTCAAACAGGTTCGCCATACGGCGGCGGCTGTAGCCCTCGACGCTGGCAGTGCAAGCCCGGTTGAACGCTTCCAGGTCTTGCTTGGTCACGTAATCGCCGTGCAGCGTTCGGCTGCCTAATGGCGTTGGCTCGCTCATGTAGAAAAACCGCTCTGCAAGGCCAGTACCGTTGCTGGCACTGAATACCCGGTTTGAGCTACCAGGCTGCGCGATCACTAATATGGATCCGCTGGCAATGCCGCTAAACGCGGCG